ACCCGAGCGACACCAGCACGGTCAGCACATGCGTCGCCCGGCCCGACACCGTGACGCCGCCCTTGATCAGCGCGACGATCACCGTCGCCGCCGCGCTAATCCCTGCAATCGTTCCAAGATCAGTGTAGTCCATTACGTCACCAACTTTCATCGCGGTCTCTCAACCGCCGCTCGTACTCCAGTATTGCGGCACGCGTTGCACCCGTAAAAGGGCACGTATGCCCAGCCTCCTCGCGGGCCAGCCTCAGCGCCTCGGTCACCTGCCCGGTCAGTTTTTGTAGCTCGCTTGTGATCTGCTCCATCTGCCCGAACCACTCCCGCCGCTCGGCCGACCGGTCGGTCCGCTCCTCGCGGAGGAATTTCAGCACGCCCCAGCCAGCAACTATCAGGACTCCAGCGGCACCCGACTGCAGCAGGTATTTGATCGTCTCAAGCTCGCCCATTCGTTCTCACAATCTATGCTAAACTGGTAGCCACTATGGCTATGCACCAGATTCAATGCCCGAAATGCGGGCAGTACTACTGGCAGGGCCAACACCACGTCTGCCCGCCGCATATCCGCCCGATGGTGGCCCCGCTCCAGCGTGACTGGCGGATGTCGTTCCTCCTGAACATCGGGGTCGGCTGCGCCATCCTGCTGGCCGTCGTGCTGTTGCTGGCGTTTCAGGGGTTCGCCTTTATCGCAGGCGGCATCGCCTACCTGCTCACCGGCGGCGGCTAAGTCCCCGGCGTCTTGATGACCGTCCCGCCGTAGTTCGCCAGCGCCGCAATGGTGCAGTTGCCCAGGCCGTTGTTCGTATTGACCGTGCCGGGCGGGAATACTACCACGGCTGTGGCGGCCCGCGTATGGCTGGAGCGGCTCCCGTCCAGCGTGCCAGCCCAGATGTTGGCCCATGCCAGGTTGCCGGACTCCCAAGCAAACGTCGCCGAGCCGACAAGGTTGATGGTGGTGGTTGCAGCGTTCTGAGTCCATTGCCCCCCGCTCATATACAACAGCGGCAAAGGACTCGCGCAAGAGATGGTTCCGCCGATGACTTGGCAGATGCTGCCCCCCGCCCCGGTCGGGAGGGTGCATCCTCCTTCAATCGTTAGCTTTACATCGCTGACCTGTGACGACGTGTAGCAGCTTTCCAGCACGCCAATCGTCGAGCCGGTGGCGACCAGGCAGTTGCCGCGAAACAGATGCAGCAGCCCCCAGTTGCCCCGCAGGTGGAGCAGCACCGCGTCGAACATCCACAGTGCGGCCAAGCCGCCGGTAGCGTGGAGGTACAGGCCCGGGGAGGCGCGACCGACCACTCGCACCGTGGACGCCTGCGGTATTTTCAGCGGCGTCGCCGCCGTCCCGATAGTTCCGTTGTACTCCGGCCCAATGGCCAGCAAATTGAGGTTGGCCAGTGCGCTGGCGTCGAATCCGTCCGTGCTGAATGCCCCTGTGGACAGGGCCGCGTCGTAGTACACGGTGTCCGCATCGCCCGCCGAACTGCCGGGGTAGCGTCCTACCGCGTAGTATGCGCCCGTGCCGTCCACCCAGTTCCGCCCGTCGTTCCACGCCTTAGATTGCGTGCCTCGCCAGTAAAACGTGCCTGCCGCCATAGTTTAGACCCCCACCGCGTAGGTGATCGTGCCGCCGAGGTTCAGCGAGTCGGTCACGGTGATGTTCCCAACGCCATTGTCCAGGTTAGCCACCGCGCCCTTGCCGACCGTCAGCTTCGCGACTGTCTGCGGCGTCCGCGCCGTGGTCAGCATAGAGCCGCCCAGGAGCGTGCAGGTGTCGATGTCCCCGCCCGCCCATGTCAGGATGCCGCCGGTCACGAGCGCCTCGATGGAGCAGCCAGCCCCCAGGCTGGCCGTACCCGCGCTGAGTACCAGCTGCGGTATGTCCACCCCGGCAATCAGCGCCCCGGCAAACACGCGCACAGGCTCAGTCGGGACGCTTCCCGTCCCCGCCGGTATCGTCAGGCTGGCGTCAGAGGACAGCGCCTCATAGCCAACGACGACCGTGCCGCCCATCCCCCATGAACAGGTCGCCGTCACGGTGCCTTTGAGGATGTAGGCGTTCAGCACGTCGCCCTGTAGGTTGACGGTCCCCGCCGTTACCAGCAGGGTATCAATCATCGCCCCCTCGAGATACACCGTCCCGGATACCGCCTCCGCGTCCACAATGGCGAGTGTCGCGGGGATGGTCAGCGGCAGGGCAACGTCTCCGAATACCCCGTCATAATCCGCCGATACTCTCAGGCTGGATAGCTTCTCCAGCGCCGACCCGTCGTATCCGGTCATCGCCTGTTGCGTGCCGGTCAGCGCCGCGTCGAACAGCGCGTCGTCCGCCGTCCCCGGCGTGGCGCCGGGGTAGACTGCCTGCGCGTAGGCCGCCCCGGTCGCGTCTATCCAGTTGCGCCCGTCGTTCCAGTCGGTTTTTGTCCCCGCGCCGTCGCCGCGCCATCGAAATAGTGCCATCTGTAATCCTCGCTACGGCAGGGAGCGGCGGTGTAAAACGCCTTCCTCTGCAAATGCCAGCGTCGCGGGGACCGCCCCGCCCGCCCGCGTTATGTCAAATACCCCGGTCTTGGTCAATGACCGTGCCACCCGTGGCGTCCGATAACTGCCATTCGCATCCGTCGTGTCGCTGTCCCGGCGCGTGCCGCCCTTGCGGATGTCCACCAGCAGCCCCGGCAGAGCGCCGGTCGTATCGGCCACCACGCCCGCCAGCCCGCCGCCGAACATCCGCCGGATGGTCAGAGGCTTGCAGGCCGTGCCGACGCCGAACGAGATGCGGTCCGCCGCCAGGTGCGCCATCAGGCCGACCGGCTCCGTGCTGTTCTCGTGCCACTTGTATGCCAGCGGCAGGAGGTGGTATCCGTACTGGCCGTTCGTGCAGAACTGGTGCGCGTAGTAATACGACTGGTCACCGAAATACTGGTTGTGGTTGTCCGGCCTCACAAACGGGGGCGTCCCGTGCGGCCGCAGGTTCGTCACGGTCAGCAATCCCTTGCCGTTGCAGTCGTCTGCCGTTTGGAGCATCGAGTCAATCGTGTATGGCACCGGCCCGAACGTGCCGTCTGTGTTAATGGTCATGTGGCCGTGGTGGATGTCCAGCGCCACCTTGCCGTCCACGAGATGCACCAGCCCCCGCCGCCCGTATTGATAATAGGGCGTCACCTCTATGAGATACGTCGGGAGGTCGGCTATCATCTCGCTGACGATGCTGCTGTGCCTAGCCTCCGTCGCCGCCCGCGCCAGCCGGATGTTATCAATCGTGACAGCCGCCGCCGTATTGAATGTGAATGTCAGCGTCGGGTTATCGCGAATGCCCCAGCCCCAGCCGCCCTGGATAGACGCCGGGTATTCCAGCGCCTCGCGGTTCTCGGTCGTGTCCACCCCCGCCCTGTTGGTCGGCGCACAGAGGTCGAGCCGCACCGTCGCCGTGCCGCCCGGCGCGGCAAATGTCCACGCCTTTGTTCCTATCGCCAGCGTGTTGCCCGCCACCGGCCCCGCCGTGTTGATCTCGAATACCAGGTAGCGCCCGGTCGTCCAGTCCACCTCCGCCGCCGTCGGCGCTTTGGTGATACTGCTCGTGGCCCCGGTCGTCGTCACTCGCAATGCGCCAGCGACAGCGGCCACCGTGGTGTTCGCGTCAGCGGCCGCCCACCCGTCCACGCCGCCGGTAAAATCGTCTATCGTGTGCGCCGCCGCCAATGCTATCTCGCCCGCTGCCCACCGCGCCCCCACCAGCGGCAGGCCTATCGGCAACCGCCACGCGTTGCGCTCGTAATCCGCCGCCTGCAGGCTGGCAGTGTTGCAGACAAACCCAAGGGCCGCGCAGCCCTGCTCGTGCACCCACCACGTATGCACCATGTTGCCGTACGGCCAGACAAAGCCTGACTGCGCCACGTAGCTGCGCGCCGTCTGCTGCCACTGCCCAGGTATCGTCAGCGTGATGGGCGGGCTGTCGCCGTAGCCAATCAGGCTGCCTCCCGGGAACGCGGGGCAGACGTGCATCACCTGTTGCGGGTTCTCGTCTGCGGACCACTGCTGCGGTCCGTCGTACGGCTGGCATGTGATCAGTCCGCCCGGCAGGTTCATCCCCGCCATGTTCTCGCCGTCTGCCGTTACGTCGAAATGGTAGGCAGGCTCCCCGAAAAACGACAGCCAGACATTCGGGATGTTGATGCCGCCGCCCGTGGCGGCAGGGTCCCACGGATCGGTGATGATACCGCCCGCACCGTCCGTGGCAGGGTCGCCGGTGATCTCGATGTAGATGTTGTCGCCCTGCGCCCGCGAGTATATCAGGCTGGCGGAGGGTTCGTGGCGGTAGGGCGGGTGCGTTTCGTGATACGTCTCGCCCCACGGGTGCATCTCCGGCGACTGCGACAGCTCGCGGATATCGTAGAGCGTCGCCGTGTGGACGCCCGGCCCGGTGTTGTCCATCATCCCTGCCGTGATGGTCATGCCGCCGAACCAGTACGCCGCGCCGCCGCCGGTGGTGGTCACCGTCGCGACCGTCCGCCAGATAGCCCCGTCGTATATCTCCAGCGTTGCGCCGCAGGGAGTCCCAGCCGCCGGTATGTCAGCGGGCAGAAACGCCCACGCCAGGTGCGCGTCGGTGTACTGGCGCAGATCCCGCACCTCGTCCGGGGCGTTGGCAGTCGGCCCCCACTCGTCCCCGTCATATTCCACGCGGGGATAGTCGTGGATGTCAGCCGTCATCCTCACGGGGTACACTGCCCTCAGGCGGAACTCCGACACGCCCTGCTGGTCGAACCAGTATGCCGGGTCGTGGTAGCCGATGTTCGACCAGTCCAGCCCCTCCCGCTGCCAGAGCGGCAGGTTCGCGAATGTATAAGTTTGCCCCGCGAATGTAAGGCTGCCGTTGCCAAGCCAGTGACAGAGGAACGCCGGTTTCGTCTCGCCGTCTGGGTATGACCGCTCGGTGTGAGTCTCGATATCCAGGACGGTCACGCCGTCGCTATAGCGCAGATACATCTGCGCCTGCTCCCGGCAGAGGCTGCTGACCCGAAACGTGCAGCCGCTCTCCCGCACCTCGAACACATCATCGACCACGAGGCCGTCTTTCGGCGCGGGCGTCGGCCCCGGCCCCGACGTGCAGCAGCACTGGTTCATCAGCGCACCGCTCGACAACATCAGCAGGCGGCCCGACTCAGGGTTGACTTGCAGTGGCATTACGGGCAGCGTTCCGCCGTGAATATGACGGTGCCGAGTCCCTCCGCGCTCACGTTGATCAGGCGGCCAGTCCTGTCAAAGTTGAGGCGGCGGACGTGCGCCGTCGCGACGCCGGACGGCGCCAAGTCCCACGTTATGACCGGGATACTGACGCCCATACTTTTGTCTACAGTGATGTCCCATGTGCTGCTGTCCAGCGTGCCGCTGACGCTGTATGTCAACTGCTTGGCGGGGATGCCCGCCGTCTCCGGCAGGGTGTCGGCGTTCTGGCTGGCATAGAACATGTAGAACGTCGTGCTGGTTTCGCCGCCGGTCGTCTGCGTTGAGAACATCCGCACGATACTGCCCGTCCGCACCGGCGAATACTGGAAGCTGACGGTCGGTTCCTCTGCGCCGTTGAATGCCGTGCCGGTCAATGCCAGCCCGCCGGTCAACGCCTCCCACGCCGTGGCTGTCCGCTGCACCTTCTCGAACGTATAACTGTAGCGGGTGTTCCCGGGTTGCAGCGCGGCACCGGTGACACGTGCAAAGAACCCGGTGGCCGGTTGCTGTTTCGCCTGGTCCGACACGCGCTTGTCCAGCCCGATCATCAGCCCGTTGGGCGTTTGCTGTGCCACCAGCCCCGGCCCGACCGTCACCTGCATCTGGCGCAGGGCGTCAACGATGGCGTTGTAATGCTCCGCCAGGATACGAACGCCAGAACGGACAGGGCGGGGCAGTCTCATGACTCTATGACCACGCCCTGCAGCTGCGAGAAATCCGCCTCCTCATACAGCGGCGGATCGGGTTCATCCCAGCCGCCGACGCCAGCCTCGCCGTCCACATACACCGGGTCGCCGGTCGTTGCGTTCCACATCAGCGCCCCGTTCTCGTCGCGCTTTTGTCTGCCCGCCCGCCAGACCTCATTCCAGCGGCGGGTCCGGTAAATGAAATTGTAGGTCGTGTCGTAGAACTTGTCGCCTGATTCGTCCCAGTTCTGAGTGACGTGCGCGCCGGTGAACAGCAGGTGTCCGGCGGATACGCCGAATGCCTGCGACTGGTTGACCTTGCCCGCCATCGCAATGACCGACCCCGCCGGGGGCGACGTGGTCGCGACCTGATACGTATAGGCACACTGAGGCACCAGCACCGCCTGCGTCGCGCCCTCCTCGATTCGCGTGCCCGCCAGTTTCCAGGTACGCGACAGCCCCGACTCCAGATACTCCGAGGATATGTCCCACGTCTGCTGCGCTTGGTTGACTCCGGTGGACGTGGGGACAGGGTGGACGTGCGGCGGCGCGTACGTCGCCGTGATGGTGCATTCCTGATACTCCGGCCAGCGCCCCGGGTAGGACTGGTTCGCCCCGCCTGCGGGCGAACCGACGCCCTCGAACTCGATGCGGTGGCAGACCATCATCTGCTTGCCGAAATACGTGGAACCGAACGGACACTGCGTGTCCGCTATCGTGTATCGCTCCGACCAGAGGCAGCGGATCATCCGCACAATCTCGTTGCCCTCGTTGGTCGAGTCGTAGACCTCGCGGCCCGACCCGTTGAGTTCGTGCCACTCGCCGCTGATCAGTGTGGTACTCATCCGTAGGCCGCCCCCTTATACCGTTTCATAATCTCCAGCTGCGCCGCCAGCGTCTTCTCCGCCGCCTGCGCGGATGGCAACAGGCGTTTCAACACTCCGACCGCCTCCTTGCGTGCTTCCAAACTGGCAAAGTCCTCATCAAACGACAGCCGTTCCCGCTGCCCCGCCAGCGCCGCCTTGCGATACATCTCCTCGGCGCTGGTGAACCCCATGGCCTGCCGCTGCCGCTGTATCATCTCCTCGTCGTAGCGTTTCTGGTCGTCGTAGAACTTTTCGATCAGCTTGCCCGCCTTGTCCGCCCACTCTTTCGTCGCGTCGTAGCGTTCATCCAACTGGTCCATGTAGGCCTCCAGCGCCTCCGTGGCGGCTTTCTCATCAACGCCAGTCCACGAGGCGGGCGTCATGCCGGGGCGCGACGGCTGTTTCTCCGGCGGCTTTTCCTCGCCGCCGAGGCCCAGCCCGCCGAACATGCCTTTGACCTGGTTCCAGCGTTCCAGCGCCCAGCCCTTGAACCCGTTGAATGCGTTGGTCAATGGCCCCTTAGCCGCGCCCCACAGTCCCGTGAACAGGCCGCCAAGCCCCTCTGTGCCGACACTGAATGCATTAGAAAACATCTCCTTGATCGCGCCGCCAAGGCCGCCCTCCTTCCACCCCTCAATGGCCGATCCCCAGCCGAGGTGGAACCACTCCTTTGCCGCACCCCAGATGCCGCCCTTTTTCCAGCCCTTCCACAGTGCCGCCAGCTGCACACCGATAGACAACAGCGCGGCGGCCAACAGCACCCCCTGCAGCGTCAGGCCCGCCATCACGCCAGCCATTGCAGCCATTCCGCTGACCACGCTCCCGGCAATACTCGCGATACTGCCGAGCGCCGAAAAGATCCCGCCAAGAATCATCAGCAGCGGCCCCGCCAGCGCCGCCGCTCCTGCGGCTATCAGCCCCCAGCGTTTCATCTCAGATGACAGCGCGTCCCACTTGTCCATCAGATTGTTGACAACCGTAATCAACCGTTCCAGCACCGGCAGCAGCATATTGCCAACCCGTACCGCGAGGTCTTTGAACCGGTCTTGGAGGCTCCGCATCCGGTTCTGCGCGCTGTTCGCCGTGTCTGCCGCGTTGTTGTGTATCTGAGACAGGCTGGCCAGGATGAACCCGTAGCGGGCAACGACCTTCTGCTGTTCCGTGAGTTTCTTGCCGCCCTCGGCTATGCCGTTCGCCCATGCGTACTGCTGTATCGCCGCCTCGGTTATGACAACGCCGTACTTGCGCAGCGGCTCCGTCTCGCCGGTCAGGCCCGAGCGCAACTCCATAAAGGCCTGCTCCATCGTAGGGATGTTGAAGGCGGACTGCATGTCATAGGCCAGCTGCGTCATCGTCTCCGACATGTCCATGGCCTTCTCCTGCGTGAAGCCCATAGAGGACAGCATCAACATGAAGGTGCTGGCAAACTGCCGGATCGGATATGCCGAGCGTTTGATTGCCGACGCGAACTCCTCAGACCACGCCCGCGCGCTGTCCGCCATATCGCCGAACGCACGCTCGAACAAGTCCTCGGACTCGTAAACATCCGCCGCCGCATTGACCGCATACGCCCCCAGCCCGACGATAGGCAGGGTGACGGCGGCCGTCATCCTGCGGCCTATGCCAGTTATGCGCGACCCAAACCGCGACAGGCCCGACCCCATGCTGTCCAGCCCCTTGCCCACGGCCTTGAGGCTGGTCTGCATATTCGCCGCCGCCTTGCGTGTGGCAGACTCCGCCTGTTTCAGACCGGACAGCAGGCCGGAGTTTTTGGCGTTGATCTCGACATACGCCTCGGCAATCTTTGCCCCTGCGGCGCTACTCATGGTAGCCGTGCCTCCGTGCCTTGGCGCGAACCTCCGGCGTCATCTTTTCCCAGCGCAGTTCCGGTTCCAGCTTTTCGCTACCGGTCAGCAGGTCGTTTATCTGAGTCGAGGTCATCTGTTTGATTTCATCCAGCGTTTTGCTGAACGGTTCCTCCTGCAAGATCACGCAGATGGTTCTCCACTCGTAGCCGCCGCTTTTGTGTCGCCATCGTCCTCTCCACCGCCCTGCGGTATGACCTGGGTGGCGACCGTGCCGAGTTCGTCGGGATGTTCCCAGAACCAGCCGGTCACGTCGTCCTCTGATACCTCGGGGTGTTCCGCTTTCACCGACAGCCAGACGGTATGCACGACGCCCTCGGGACTCATCAGCTGATTGAGTATGGCGTTGTCGTTGTACGGCAACGCCTCCACGTAATGTATCCACTCCAGGTAGTCGCGCCCGGTCAGTATCTCCCGTTGCAGGAGTTTGAGTCTGCCCTTGGCCCATGCCATCAGACCGCCAAGATCGTATTCGGGCAGGCGGCGGAACCGGTAGAGCTTGTCGCCTATGGGGTGTTCGATCGGCACGTTCAGTGCTATCTCTCGGCTCATCAGGTGGGCCTCGTCAGCGTGCCGGTCCCCTGCACGTCCAGCGTGTAGGTGATGACGCCGTCCACGCTCACATCCGGCGCGGCGCTCTTGATCACGCAGTCGCCCTTGTAGCGCGGCTGCGACCCTGCCACGCCGTCCAGCTGTACCTCGATGATGGTGCCGGGCGCGAGGTCTTGCGGCTGCACCTTGGTCGCGTCGTCGTCATAGTTGACGGTGATGGAGCCGCTGAACCGCGTCACCCCGCCGATGAATGACGCTTTCCCCGCAGAGTCCATGCCAGTGGTTTCCAAAACGTCCGCCTCGTCGGTCAGGCTCCACTTGGTGACGCCGAGCATATACTCCGCCGCGCCGAACGTGCCGCCATCGTCCACGTCAAACCAGACTCTGCCGCTGGATCCTGCCAGTCGTGCCATACTCCAGACCTCCTATCAGGTGATATTGAGTGCGCCCGTGCCCTGAAAGTCCACCGTGTAATCCACGGTGCCGTCCATGCTAACCTCGGGCGCAACCGACTTGATCACCGCATCCCCGGCCCACGTCGTGCCGCCAGAGCCAGCGACCAGTGATACGGCGACTATGCTGCCGGGTGTCCAGTCCTCCATGCTCTTAGCGCCAGCCGAGTCCTGGTGCGCCGTTACGCTCCCGCTCCAGCGGGTGATTCCGCCGATGTAGGACGCGACTCCCGCCGAGTCCATGCCCGTTGTCTCCAACACATCAGCCTCGTACGTGATGCTCCACTTCGTGACACCGTTCACCGCGCCCGCGATGCTGGCGCTCCCCGAATGTCCCGCAACTCTTGCCATTAGATGATCTCCGTGTCTGTCTCGATAAGATAGTCCACCGTCAGCATCCACCCGCCGTCCATTGCATCGGGGTCGGGCATAGGCCCGACGGTGGTCAGCCGCCTCATGCGGATGCAACTCGCACCCGTCAACGGTATGTCCGCCTCGTCAAACGCCCAGCACAGCGCCGCGTAGCCTGTCAGCAGGTCGGCCAATCCTGCCCGCTCCGCGTCTATCACTGTGAACTGGACGACGTATTCCTCATAACTCCCGCCTGCCGTGCCATACGCGCCCATGGCGTTCGTGTGGTCTTGGGTAATCAGGTTCGCCACCACGTAGGGCGCGGCCACGCCCTGGGGCGCGTAGGCGTAGTACAGCGGGTTCTCCTCGAATGCACCGGTCAGGCAGGCGTCATAGTGCAGGCATAGCGCCTGAATCAGGGCATTCATTCTTTGTTGAAAATCTCTTGTATCTCGTGCCGCTTGTTTGCCACCGCCGGGCGCAGGTAGGGGCGCGGCGCCATCTTGCTCGTGCCGACCTCCAGATACAGCCCGTATTTCGGGTCGGCCCCTTTGCTCTTGCTCCTCAGCGCCGGAACGCCGACGATAACCGTCTTGCGGTCCGTCAACTGGTGAAACACACTGCGCCCCAGCGTCCCTGTCTGCCACGCTGGTGCGTCGCCAGGGCGGGAGCGGGGAACTACCCAATCATACTGCCAGCCTGCGCGGGTGTCCTTAGCCTTGCGCTGCTTGAATACCCAGTCGGCTTTGTCCTGCCCGTTGATACTGCGCACGCGCATGACGCGATGCGGCGGCGGGGTGCCAGCCTTCGGCGCACGAATGAGCCGCTTGGACTCAGCCGCCACGATCCGCCCGGCCTTTTCCAGCTTGCGCTGAATCGTCTTGTCGAGGTCGCCCATGAACGACTCAGGGTGCCAGTCAACGACCGCCATCAGCTATACTCCTAACGTCCACCTGCATGACCTCATCGCGGTACTGCACGTCGTTAACCCGGCTGACCTCATACTGCACGCCGTCCACCTGGAGCAAATCCTTTTCGTTCAGCGTCACGGGTTCGCAGTACCAGCGGTGCGTCGCCGCCACCCCGATACTGCTGCGCACCTGTATCTCAGCGGCGGTCATCTGTTGCAGACAGCCGGGTATCGCCGTCGTGTCCACCGTCAGCGTCTCCACCTCCGCGCCGTAGTCGTCTATGCCGGAGACGCGCGTCACCTTGTACGCCGTCGCGTTGAAGCAGCTGGCGAATGCCGCCGTGAACGCGCTCACAGGATGCCCCAGTCCATGCGGCGGTAATAGTCGAGGATAGGCTTATAGGCCGCGAACATCCCCTTGTCCGTGCCATACATCAGGTTGTAGCTGAAATCCCCCAGCCGCTTCTGCTCCATCATGGCGGGGCGTGAACCCGTGCCGGACACTAGCCAATCTCGCGCCAGCCCGAGTGCCGCGCCTGTCAGGTCGTCGGGTATCGTCTCGTAACCGGCGCGGTAGTCCACGTACACGTCGCCCTGCCTGCCCGCCAGCAGCGCCCCCGTGCGGTAGTCTATGTCGGGGCTGATAGTCGAGCCGGGCGCGTTCAGCGCCGCCGTGGAGCCGTTCAGAACGTCCCCGAACACGTCCTCGCGTAGTGCGCGGGGGCTGTCCTCATTCTCCACCGTCAGCACCCAGCCGTGCCCGTAGGACGCGACCGCTGCCGCCAGCAGCGCCATGGTGCTGTAGCCCGGCAGGCTGAAACTCTTATCCCCGGCGTTGACACCACCGGTCACGGTAAGCCGCAGGGCGGCGGTGGCGACCGAGCCGGTCGCCGCTGTCGCGTCTGTGGAGGTATTGTTGAGATACCCGGCTGTGGTTACGCCCACCGCCGCCCTGCGAACCGTTAGGAGCGGATACTGCTGCAGCATAAGCGTCTGTCCATGCTGCGCCTTGTACCACTCCCGGTAGTCGTCAGCGGCAAACGTGCGGCGGCAGTAGGACTCGATAGCCGAGCAGGCGACGCCGACTGCTGTTGCTTTGAATGCTGCGCTATACAGCGCCGCGTCTGTCGCCCCCAGAAACTCATCGAGGTCTGCCACCGTCACGAATGCCACTGTTTATCTCCTACCGTCAGACTGCGCTGGCGTTGTATGTGATCTCGAACCGGTCGTTGTTGACGATTGCGCCGACGCCCGACTGGTCAACGGTGCCGTTCGCAACGCTCACTGTGCCGGTCGCCTCGATGGTGTACTCCGCCGCCGCCGCCGCCTTGCGGGCGACCTCGACAACAGAGCCAGCCGCCGCGATGGGCCGCTGGAGGCCGAGGCAGTTGCCAACACCGATGCTCACGGTGTCCGTGCC